AAGTCATCTGCAATGTCATAGAGTTTAGCAACACTACCATCATCACTCATTCGTAATGCCCTACCAATAGATTGCAACACTTTCACTTGAGACTTACTTGGAGATGCAAATATAATATTATGTAGGTTTCTTATGTTGATACCTGTAGAGAATGTTCCCAGTGATGCAACAATGATAGCATTCTTTTGTTTCTCTACGATTCCCCTTATCTGTTCCCTGTCTTTTGCATCTACCTCTCCAGAAACGTAATATACGGGTCTCTCGCCTACCTTATCGCGTATCATATCGAATAATGGTTTACCATGCTTTTCTACGAACTGAAATAACACCAGTGAGTTTCCTTTCTGGTCTGCCGCAAGATTAGTAATCAATCTATTGCGTTTCTCGTTCGTGACAATATATTCTATTTCCTCTTGATAGGTCTTACCCTTCATCCAGTGGCACACATCATTATGATACCTCAATAACAGAATGGAGATATCTAATTTTGCAAGTGTACCTTTCTCCTGTAGGTCTCTGGTCATCGTCACTCTTTTCGTTGGACCAAATAATCCTTCAAGCACAAGTTTATTTGTTGCGGTTCCATCGAGTGTCCCTGTCATACCAAATCTATATTCGGCATTCACACACTTATTCATTATACCCGAAAGAGACTTTGCCTTGAAGAGATGAACCTCATCACCTACTACGCACCCAAAGTTCTCATACCATTCTCGACTAAACTTGTAAATAGATTGCCACGTTGATATGATGATAGGTTTGTCGGTATTCTTATCCTTACCACTATAGATACGATGCACATTTTCTTCTACATCAAATCCATACTCATCAAAGTCTTTATAGAGTTGTTCGACTAGACTTGTTGTAGGAACAACAATCAGTATCTGTTTGTCGCCATAGTTATCCATGTACCATCGTATTAGATTATAACAGATAAAGGATTTACCCGAACCTGTAGGGGACAATAAAATCGCGCGTTTTTTCTCGATGCCGTGTGACACTGCTTCGTACTGATAATCGCGTAGGGGAAAGGGTAACTTCAAACTCTCTTGAAACTTCACAAGGGTTTGGTGGTCTACTTTATTTCTCTGAGCAGGATGTCCATAGTCGGTCTCCTGTAATCGTAGGGGATACATTCGGTCACTACAAAACTTACGTAAGTGTTCATACAAACCCACATTGAGTTCGCGAGTGACCTGATTGAACAACTTAATTTTGCCGTCCCACTTTTTGTTCTTGTAGGCAGGGACATATCTATAGTTGGGTACAAAGAAAGAAAAGTATTCTCGTAGTTCTGGTATCTGATGCGCCTCCGCATCAACCAACATCATACTATGATTTTTGAGTCCTACGGTTATTGTGTTTGGCAGTGTATTCTTTGTCTCTGGCATCTTCTTCTATAAACTTATATCTTAACGATTCGAATACTTCTTCACGTCGATTTTTATCAATGTAGTTATTATCTATAAGGAAGTTAACTCTTTCTTCTGCGAATGCCTTTGCTTGTTTTTCTACACTCATTAGTATCCTGCCTCAAGTTGTCTTATCTTGATGATGTTACCAATCGTGGTGTGTCTCCAGTTGAGATTGTTCATGATACTTTCGAGAGTTTCGACAATAGTTTTTAGATACTGAATACGTATCTCGCTGTCCTGTATCTCTTGGTCTGCATCGTAGTAGTATTTCTCTAGGTCACCCTTCAACACTTTAAGTCCATTGAACGGGTCGGGTGACCAGTTCTTTGACTTCATAGTCTCTTCGTCCATCTTTCCGTTGTACCATAACCACTTATCTTTCAACAGAGACTTCTGAGAAAACTCTGCTTTCTTTAATCGTAGTTTGGTTAGGGATAGATACTCAAGATACTTGGCATGCATCTTGGGAGTGTCCATACTATTCTTGTCAAGTTGACCCTCTTTTATGAGAGAGTCAACTTTCCATTCTGCCAATATGGATTCTAAATCTATCACTTACGCATCATTTTGTTGACTTTATCTAAGCGTTTTGTTTCTTTGATATTGTCTGAATAAGTGTAAGGGAAGAACTGAGGTTTTATGCTAACCATACTAACCTTATCCAAGGTGAATGGGTTTCCTTTTTTACCTTCATTCCAACAATGATAAGCAATATTCATAATCAAACTGTTAAGTCCCTCCTCAATATCCTCGCAAGTCGTCTTTGTTATGTTTCCTTGTCTCTCTAGATGTTCTATATGAGCATTTGTATCAAGGTACAAAGGTACTACTACTTCTGGATTTCCCTCTGATATTCCTTTGAGGATTTCTGCCAAACCCGTATGATGCAGAGACCCGATTCCTCTTGTTCCCAGACATTTGTAACCACTAAATTCTTCCAACTGCATGATTTTTGATATTTGTCGCTCTTGAAGTTTCTTTTCACCTTTATATTTCTGGAGAACATTTGTGTTATTTCTCGCGCCATCAGGTGCGGCATATTGTAGAAGAAGATTAACAGTTGCTACAGCACCTTTCTCAGATTGACCCACAAAATGCTCTGCATTAGTTGCGACAAACCATTTCTTAAAAGCAAGTTCAGTTTTACTTCTTGGATAGAACTGCCCCCCCTTTGCCCAAATTTGGTTATCCTTTGCCCAGTAACCTAGTAGAGTGTCCTCCCATATAGTCTCATGATTATCTAGAGTTATTTTTTTCTCTTTATTATTTGACCATATCCCTATATTGCGTACCTTGTTGTAATCACCATCTAAGTCTTTGTAAAAATCTAAAACCTGAAAAGTATGTTCCTCTGCTCCATTAGCATGCGTTATCGCAAGAGTATGATTAGCACCCAAAACCATGTATCGGGCAGTTACCATAGGGTTTTCTAGTTCTTCCCAATCTTCACCAAAATCAACAAGTAGACCTAAGTCTAGGATATCTGCTGATTTGTATGTAGTCATATTGTTATAGATAGCATTTAGATGCTTTGTGTTTACGATTACATCACGAATCTGCCAACGAGCAATTTCTAAACCCAAACCGAACATTCCTTCTATTACACCTTCTTCATTTGTTAGGAAAAAATCTGTTAAGGGAAAAGACGTAGTAGTCCCCCAGGTACGTTCTTTAAGTTGATTTTTAAGTTCCTCTAGTTCGGGGTATAGTTTTAGAGGAATGATTTGGTCAGAAGTATCATAGACCTCAACTCCATCTTCTGCTACTACTTTTAAATTAGTTTTTTTCATAATATATTTTTCCTTGTATTATTAATATTAAGTTATGTTTGTATAGTATCACACTTGACACAGAATGTCAAGCATTATTTTCAAAAGAAGTTAGGTCACTTTTATCAGAAATGTTATATAGTAATATTTCACGAGAAGGTTTTGCTTCAAACCCATCTTCAGTTATCTTCTTTCTTCCTGCAGTGTATGTCACAGGAAAGTATTGATAGGACATACCAGATGTTCTTTTTTCAAACCAATCATCATCTGCACGATTAGCAAGAAAAACATCTTTCCTATCCTTTGAGAAGTCAATCAACTTCAACAAGTCTTCATCAGTAAACCCATTACCGTAGTCAGCAAAACTGTCACGATAAGGTGGGTCAAAGAAAAAGAAACCATCGACACCCTGAACGGATTCACTCCAATCACATGATGTGATAGTAGCATTTTGTAATGCTTCTTCCCACCACTCCAATACACCCCTGTCAAAGACTTTATCTTTTTGATTGAGTAATCCAGAAGGTGTTCCGTATCTACCATTTGTATTTTTGTTTAATTGATAGATGCCATTGAAACCTGTCTTCATTAAGAAATATAATGTTGCCGCTTCTTTGACTTCATTCCATTCCTTATAGTCGTAAGCATGTTGATGTCGTAAATCAAAATAGAATGTTTTACGGTCTGGTTTACTTCTAGGAAGATAGTCTGATTCATACTTAGTCATTATTGATAAGAACTCGTCATGATGTTCTTTTATCATTCTGTATATACGCACTATGTCTTCATTGATATCATTGATATATGTGGTGGTAGGTTTATATTTATCCATCACATGAATAAACATAGCACCGCCACCAAAGAATGGTTCACAATATGTATCTACTGTTTGAGGCATGTATGGTAAGTAATGCTTAAGCATTTTTTTCTTACCACCCGCCCACATGAATAATGGTTTCATATATTATAATGCTTCCAAAGTTTTCTTCATGATATCATAAACTTCTTTCTGTGTGAATCCTTCTTCTTGTCTCACGAAAGTAAAGTTGTTTGAACCCTTTGTCGCAAACATCTGTTCTCCCGCATCAGCAAGTTTGTTAGAAAGTACTTCTCCGTCTTTCGCACCTTCTCCTGCACAAAAAGTAACATAGTACACATCAGGGTTTAAGCAACTCGCGAACAATGCATTCTTAAACCAACGTTCACATGCGTTACCACGACTACCTTGCTTCTTTGCTTCAAAGACTGCAATAAGTTTACCACCCTCTAGAGGGTTCTTAGTGTACCACGCACCACCATCTGGTGCAAATCCTATTGTTTTGTGTTCATATCCAAAATTCTCTTTCACTTTCTTAGACATGATTGATTGCATATAAAAAGTGTCCTTAAACTCTTCTTGTACTACTTTGCCGATAATCTTCAGGTTCTTATCTAATCTTTTACTTACAGCATCAAAAGTAGTTTCTCCTTGAGGAATACCTCCCTTGTAGTTGCCTGTACGTTGTGATTTAGTTTTAGTTTTTGCCATTTTAGTTCCTTGTATGTTTTGTATTGTTTGTATTATTTGTATTTAATTTATAACTCATTATTAAGTTATATTTGTATAGTATCATATTTGACATCATAAGTCAAGCATTATTTTTATTTTTTTTGTATGTTTATTTTATATAAATAGAAGTAGAAGATATAGGAACTAAAATGCCACAGAATACTACAACACTTAAAACTCAATTGAAAGATGTAGAACTTACATCTAATGTGAACTACTTACAACCTACGGGTTTCCGTATTAGTATTGATAGAACACGATATCCCAATCTAGAGTATTTTGTTCAAGAGGTATCTCACCCTTCTATGTCTGTTAACTCAGTTCCCCTTTCTGTGAAACGACTATCTTCTGTTCCTTTGGTTGGTGACAAAATAACATTTGGTTCTGTCGAGTTTAGTATTCTCCTTGACGAAGATATGACTTCCTATAGAGAGATGTTTGATTGGATGCAACGCGGTGTGAACGTGGGTCAGATATCTGCGGAAAATAGAAGAATCGCAATACCAACATATTCTGATATAACCTTGTCTATCCTTTCAAGTCACAACAACTCAATAAGACAAATCACATATAGAGATTGTATTCCTACTGACTTAGGTGCAATAACATTTAACTCCTCAACAGGTGATGCGTCGTATCTAACTTTCAATGCTTCCTTTGCTTTCTCTCAGTTTGAGATTAAATAGAAGTTCCTATAGTTCTTCTCTCAATGTCATCGTGAGCAAACTCTGCCCAGTAGAGTTCAAACGCAACACCATCTTGAACACCTTCGAACTGATGTATCTTTCCGGGTTTTACTTGACAGAAGTCTCCTGCAGTTAGTATTGTTTCATCAACAAGACCATCCTGTTCTCCGTC